CGCTAAAAGGTTCGAACTGAAAGTGAAGACCGCGACTGAGGCAATCTCGCCTTCTCATAAAGAGCGGATCGACACGTTCATAAGAACCATCGGTCAGGATATTCCGGACCCCCATGGTGGACCCGCTGTTTCAGGACGGGTTTGGGTCGAAGGCGAACACCCCGATCCGGGACGGGCCCTCAACAACCGAGAACTCGGGCTGAAGTACTACAATACCTTTGCCCAGCAGCAAGTGCACGCCACACCGCTCCACACTGCTTATTTCAACAACCTCAAGAAGAAGGGTTACAACGCCCTAGTGGACGACGCTGACAGAGGACACATCAGCGATCTCCCCATCGTTCTCTTCCCCAAAGAGAGCGGCGCAAGTGTTGTTGAGATCAAGCGAGTGAGCAAGCAAGAACTGATCGACGCACGTTCCAACCTGAAACTCTTCGACGACTAGAGAGAACGAGGAGGCACTACCTAGATGACAGACCAAAAGACGGAACTCGTTCACTACGGCGTCAAGGGTATGAAGTGGGGTCAGCGTCGTGCTGAAGCCAACAAGCCGAACGCCGGATATTCCAGGAACGACCGAGTCAAGGACACTCTGAGGTTCAACTCCGGTGGCGTCAAGCGCATCAACCGGCGGATGAACAAGGGCGCCGACCTCAGGACGGCCCGGAAGAAGGAAGGCCAGCGGACCCTCATCAAGGCCGCTGCCATCGTGGCGCTCTACAACTCGCCGCGTGTCATTAACGCGACCTTGAACGCTGTAGACAAGCACGGTGGGAACTTGGCGTCCAACATCGCTCAGAAGGCCGAGACCAAACGCGGTCGAGCCACCGCCGCAGCAACGATGGGACTTCCTCGAACGGCTTCGACGGGACCCAACTACGCCAAGAAGTCCAAGGGCGGCGCCTACAAGATCACTTCGGTCTAGGGGAGCATGATGGCTGAGCTCGCCCACTACGGCGTCAAGGGTATGCACTGGGGCGTTCGTAAGGCTCGCCCCGGCGGCGTTTCCAGAAGCACCGACCGCATGGCTCGGAAGGACGCCAAGGAGTTCGCCAGGGCCAAGCAGTTCTACGGCGAGGGCGCCGGAACCAGGCGAAAGCTGATCAAGGCCCGAGTCGACGGGATCAGTAAAAAGAACCCCGGCTACAAGAAGGCCTTCGACGCCCACCTCGCGAACCAGGACACATCCAAGCACGCCTCCAAGGCCAAGTCCGAGCGCAAGCGTAAGAACGTCGCCAACAGCACTCGGAAGGGCATCCGAGGGACCAGCCATATCCTCCGGGGTAACTCCCAGTACGCTTCTGCGGCGACCGCAATCGTCGTCGGTGGTGCTCTTTACGCGCACAAGGCTGGCATCGACAAGACGATCCTCAACGCCGGTAAGAGCGCCTACTCCAAGGCCAAGGACCCCAATGGTCACAAGGCTGCCCGGAACCTGCTCCGAGACATGGGTATCGGTTAGCTTCGAACCACAATCAAAAGAAGGGAGGTGACTCATGGCAAGCTTGCTTTCTCGGGTAAAGGAAGGGGTAAAACATAGCTGGAACGCTTTCCGGGACGAGAATTACCTGGACTCAATTCACGTTCATGGTGGACATGGTATGGGCTACTACGCCTCGCCATCTCGGAACCGGTTGTCATTCTCCAGCGAACGTTCCATCATATCCTCGATCTACACCCGTCTCGGTGTTGACGTTGCTGGCGTCGACATCAGGCATGTCCGGACAGACAGCGAGGGTCGGTACACCGGCGACGCAAACAGTGGACTTCAGGACTGTCTCCAGGTAGACCCGAACCTGGATCAAGGTCCTCAGCAGTTCCTTCAGGACATAGCGATGACCCTTTTCGAAAAGGGCGTCGCAGCGATCGTACCGACTGAGACTGATATTTCCCCTCTCGACACGGGAGGGTACGACATCAAGTCTCTGCGTGTCGGCGAGATCGTCGGATGGCATCCTCGGCACGTTCGGGTCAATCTTTACGACGATCGAGAAGGACACGGAGAACGGCGCGAAATCACCATCCCCAAGTCGATGGTGGCTATCGTTGAGAATCCGCTTTACGCGGTGATGAACGAGCCGAACTCCACGCTTCAGCGCCTTATTCGTAAGCTCGGCATGATGGACTCGGTCGACGAGCAGACGAGTTCTGGCAAGCTCGACATGATCATCCAGCTTCCTTACGTGATCAAGTCCGAGGCTCGGCGTCAGCAGGCCGAACAGCGACGTAAGGATATTGAGTTCCAACTGAAGGGTAGTCAGTACGGTATCGCCTACACAGACGGTACCGAGAAGATCACTCAGTTGAACCGGCCGGTTGAAAACAACCTCCTGAAGCAGATCGAGTACCTCACAACCCAGCTCTACGCTCAGCTTGGTCTGACCGAAGAAGTGATGAACGGCACGGCCGATGAAAAGGCCATGATCAATTACTTCAACCGGACTATCAAGCCGATCGTCAGAGCAGTCTCGGAAGAGATGAAGCGGAAGTTCCTGACCAAGACGGCCAGGACTCAAGGGCAGTCGATCATGTACTTCCGTGACCCGTTCGCTCTTGTTCCCATGGAGCAGGTCGCGGAGATCGCGGACAAGTTCACCCGGAACGAAGTTCTTTCGGCGAACGAAATCCGTCAGGGCATCGGGTTCAAGCCTTCCAAGGACCCGAAGGCAGACCAACTCATCAATAGCAACATGCCACAACCCGGTTCCGACATGGGTACTGGAGCGGCACCGCCGATTGACGACACGGTCGATGATCCGGAAGCGGACGTCCAGGGCGACGGAGGTAATGATGTCCTCCAGAGCGGTCTGGACGAACTGAACGGCGTGCTCGATTCGATCTTCTCTGATCTTGGGATCGAAGATGGCTGACGATCTTTCGCACGAGTATAACGCGGCACAGCGACGCGAGTACTACCTCAGAACTCGTAAGCTGAAGGGTCGTCATCCCGCCAAGGCAAAACCGCCGAAGAAGACGAGAGCCCAACGGCAGGCCGAGAGAAAGAAGAAGCTCGAAGCCGAAGTCAGTGCTCTCAAAGGCCGTTTGGAAAAGCTCCGGTCCGTACTGGCCGAGCTCAACAACCAGGCCAAGGCTCGCAGTGGGGTGAAGACCTCCAAAGCTCCTGCGAAGAAGACTGCTTCCACCGCGAAGAAGGCTCCTGAGAAGAAGCTGACTGCTGCTCAGAAGGCGAAAGCAGCCAAGGCATCGGCGGAGTACCGAAAGAAGAACCCTGAAAAGTCTCTTGAGGACGACGTCAAGTCGCTGAATGCCAAGATCAAGACCATCCAAGAGCGGATCGCTAAGATGCGCAAGGACGGCTCCATCGGAGCCAAGAAGACTACGAAGTAGAAAGGAGACAGTCAAAATGGGAGCAAACCGTAAGGCCGACTTCAGCGGTTACGCCACCAAGGCTGGGCTCAAGTGCTCCGATGGCCGGACCATCACGCCTGACGCCTTCCGCCACATGGACGGCAAGCGCATTCCGCTCGTCTGGCAGCACGGCCACAGCGACCCGGAGAACATTCTCGGTCATGCCCTCCTCGAAGCCCGCGACGACGGCGTCTACGCTCACGGCTTCTTCAACAAGACGCCGAAGGCCCAGGCCGCCAAGCAGTCGGTCGAGCACGAGGACATCAACTCGCTCTCGATCTACGCCAACCAGCTCGTCGAGAAGGCCCAGCAGGTCGTTCACGGCATGATCCGCGAGGTCAGCCTGGTTCTGGCCGGTGCCAATCCCGGCGCCAAGATCGACTTCGTCAACCTCCAGCACGGAGACGGTTCGTACAGCGAACTGGAAGACGAGGCGGTTGTCTTCACGGGTCTCGAACTCCAGCACGGAGACGACTCCGTCGCCGAAGAGGACGACACCGAAGATGACGAAGACCTCTCACACACCGAAGAGGATGACTCGGAAGAGGACCTTTCGCACGCCGAAGGCGACGGCGAGGTAACCGTCCAGGATGTCTACGACGGCATGACCGAGGAAGAGAAGAACGTCGTCCACTACCTGATCGGCGTTGCCCTTCAGGACGCCCAGGGTGGCGACGCTTCTCACTCCGACAACAAGCCCGGCGAGGGCGACCTCACCCACCAGGAAGGAGCCGACGACATGTCGCGCAACGTGTTTGACCAGACCGACAAGACCCAGGACGGCAGCGCCAAGAAGCACGAGCTGTCCCACGACGCTCTTCAGGGCATCTTCGCGGACGCCCAGAAGTCCGGCTCTCTGAAGGCGGCTGTCGAGGCCTACGCCGAGAAGAACCTTCAGCATGGCATCACGGACATCGACGTCCTGTTCCCGGACGCCAAGATGGCCACCGGGACCATCGAGCTGGAGAAGCGCCGCACCGAGTGGGTCGCGAGCGTCCTCAACGGCACCCGTCACACTCCGTTCTCCCGCATCAAGACCTTCTCCGCCGACCTGAAGCAGGACGAGGCCCGCGCCAAGGGTTACATCACGGGTCACTACAAGCTGGAGGAGTGGTTCGGTGTCACCAAGCGGACCACCGGCCCGACCACGATCTACAAGAAGCAGAAGCTCGACCGTGACGACATGCTCGACATCACGGACTTCGACATCGTCGCCTTCCTCAAGGCCGAGATGCGTCTGATGACCGAGGAAGAGGTCGCCCGCGCGATCCTCATCGGTGACGGACGTGGTGTCGGCGACGAGGACAAGATCAAGGACCCGCTGGGCGCCGCTGATGGCATGGGCCTCCGCTCGATCGTCAACGACCACGAGCTCTTCGTCACCACGCTCAACGTCAACACCGACGACGCCAACTCGGACTACGAGGAGGTCGTGGACGCCGTCATGGACGGCATGGAGTACTACAAGGGAACCGGCACTCCTACCTTCTACACCACGGTCCCGCACCTCAACAAGTTCCTGAAGGCCCGTGACGGGAACGGCCGCCGGTACTACGCCAACAAGCAGGAAGTCGCTGACGCCCTCGGGGTCAAGGACATCCAGCTCGTCGAGCCGATGAAGGAAGTCACCGACCTCGTCGGCATCATCGTCAACCTCGACGACTACAACATCGGCACCGACAAGGGTGGCGAGCTCACGATGTTCGAGGACTTCGACATCGACTACAACCAGCAGAAGTACCTGCTGGAGACCCGCATGTCCGGCGCTCTCGTCCGTCCGAAGTCGGCCCTCGTCATCAAGAAGACCGCCGCGACGAACGTCCTCGCGACCCCGTCCAAGCCCGCCTTCAACAAGGGCACCGGCGTCGTCACGATCCCGGCCGTCACCGGCGTGGACTACAAGGACGGCAACGGCACCACCCTGACCGCAGGTGCTCAGACCGCTCTGGCGGCCGGTGCCTCCACGACCGTCTACGCGGTCGCGAAGTCGGGTTACTACTTCGCCGACAACGAGAACGACTCGTGGGAGTACACCCGTCCGGCCGCCTAAGAGATAGGTGAGGCCAAGTCATGAATCGATTTTCTGGAAAGGTGGGATACGGCGTAACTGTAGAAACCTCCCCTGGCGTGCACGAAGATCAGATCCACGAGCGCTCCCATTTCGGAGACGTGGTTCGGAATTCGCTGAAGTTCCGGGAAGGTGTGAGCGTCAACAATGACCTCACGGTGAGTAATTCCATTAGCATCATTGCGGATGCTTATGCCAACGAGCATTTCTTCGCAATTCGCTATGTTGATTGGGCTGGGGCTCTGTGGACGGTCTCCGAGATCGAGATACAGAGCCCCCGCCTTATTCTGAGGCTAGGGGGTGTATACAATGGCCCCAGACCCGAAGCGCCTTGAGCTTCACGCGCTCTTGGTATCGACGCTGGGAAGCACCAACGTATATTTCCAGCCCCCGTCAAATCTGACAATGCAGTACCCCTGCATCGTCTATGCCCATGACAACGCGAAGACTGAGTTCGCTGGCAACCACCCATACAGTCGCGCCAAGCGGTACCAGGCGACAGTCATCGATAGGAACGCCGATTCAGGCATGCTTATTGCTGACGATATCGCTCAACTGCCCCTGTCCAACTTGAATCGGACATTCACGGCGGACAATCTTCACCACTACGTCTTCAACCTCTACTACTTCTGAGTGAGGGAGTACCTAGCATGACCACGCTCACGTGGGACAAGGCGGGCGAGCGGCTCTATGAGACCGGCGTCGACCGAGGTGTCCTCTACATCCCCAACGGTGCTGGCGCCTACGTCAACGGCTACTCGTGGAACGGTCTCACCACCGTCACCGAGTCGCCCTCGGGCGCCGAGTCCAACCCGCAGTACGCGGACAACATCAAGTACCTCAACCTGGTCTCCGCCGAGGAGTTCGGCGGCACCATCGAGGCCTTCACCTTCCCCGACGAGTTCATGCAGTGCGATGGCACCGCGACTCCGACTCCCGGAGTCGGTCTGGGGCAGCAGTCCCGGAAGAGCTTCGGGCTGTCCTACCGCAGCAAGGTCGGTAACGACCTCGACGGGCAGGACCACGGATACAAGATCCACCTCGTCTACGGTGGTCTCGCGGCTCCGTCCGAGAAGGCCTTCGCCACCATCAACGACTCGCCCGAGGCGATCACCTTCAGTTGGGAGTTCACCACGACCCCGGTCGCAGTGGGCA